CGCGACCCCAAGGGCGGCCGGCGCTTCCGGTTCGAGGGTCCGTCGCTGGTCGCGGTGCTGTCGAAGCCGCCCGAGGTCGAGCGCTGGAATATGTACATGGCTGGCCTGCGGGCTCGCCTACTCAAGAAGGAGCGGCGCGAAAACCTTTGGACCAACGCCCAGATCAACTCGATGATCGAGTCGGTCCTGCCCGGTGGCGTCGACGTCGATTCGATCCTGACCGCCCTCTTCAAGTCGCCCGTGGTCGGCCAGTTCATGCAGACACTCGCCGATGGCTCGACGCAGGTGGAGGCGCCGATCTACGGCCGGATGATCGACCTGGACGGCCGCGAGGTGCGTGTCCGTGGCGCGTTGCGACCCGTGAAGCGGCCGACGGTGGCGGAGCGTGTCGCCGAGGTGCGCGAGGAGTTCGAGCTGCCTGACTCTGCGCAGCCCTATCTCGAGGCGCAGCTGATGTGGAAGCAGTTCAACCAGCGGGCGCTGGACTTCGCGCAGCGCATGGGCGTGATCTCGCGCAAGGGCCGAGAGACGTGGGAAACCGATGTCTACCTGCCGTTCTACCGCGTACACCGCAGCGGGCGCTTCGGGGCCAGCAAGCGCGACGGGATCCAGGGCTACTCCAACCCGATCAAGCATCTGACCGGCGGCACCGAGAACGTGCGCGACCTGACGGCGAACATGATTCAGAACACCGCCATGCTCATCGACGCCGCGATCAAGAACGAGACGATGGGCGAGGCTGTGAAGCTCGCGATGCAGGAGGGTGGCGCGCGGTTCATGGCGCGGATCCCCAAGCGCAGCCAGAAGGTCAAGGTCTGGATCGGCGACCTGGCGCGACGGTTCGAGAAAGCCTTTGAGGAGCTGGTGGGCCAGGACCTGCCGCCCGAGATCGAGGAAGCCTTCCGCCAGGCGTGGGATGAGATCGGCCCGATGGTCGAGCTGTGGCAGCACGGCCTCGCGCCCTACGCGCCGAAGGTGGTCGCGCACCTGGTCGATGGCCGGCCCACGTTCTACGAGGTGGGCGACCCGCTGCTGTTCCGCAGCTTCCTCGCGCTCGATCGCGAGCCGGCAGCCTGGGCAGTCCGCCAGCTCGGGAAGGTCGCCAACCTGAAGCGCAACCTGATTGTGCTCTCGGCCGACTTCATCACCGGCAACGTCTTCCGTGACACCGTGGGCATGGGCATCCTCACCCAGCACGGGGCGAAGCCCTTCTATGACACGGCGCGCGGCTTCGTCCATCGGATGCGCGGCGATCCCGGGATCGCCGGCCGGACGTTCAAGGCGATCGACGACAACGTGCGAAAGGCGATGGGCAAGGAGACGCCGCCCGACTACTTCAAGCACTACGTCGCCAACGGCGCGGGCTTCACGTCGTACATGCTCGATCCCGAGTACTTCCAGCGGCGGATGGACAAGCTCTATCGCGAGTATGGCGTGGACCCCAAGACGATCCTCTCGACACCTTCGCGGGTGCTCGACTTTATGAAGCTGCTGGTCGAGGCGAGTGACACCGCCTCGCGGCTCGGCGAGTACGTCCGAGCAGTCGAGGGCGGCCTGGTCCCCGAGCGTGTCGGGGCCTACGACGCCCGCGAGATCACGGTGGACTTCGCGATGCGCGGCGACAAGGCCAACGCGATCGGCCAGATGGTGAACTTCGTCTACGACACCGTGGCGTTCCTGCGTCCCATGATGCTCGGGCTGGACCGCGCGTATCGGGGCTTCGTGAAGCAAGAGAACAAGCGGCAGGTCGGTGCGCGCACGGCGATGTTGGCCGCCTTCACGATGGCTAACTGGTGGTGGATGAACTCCAGCGAGGACCGGCGCGAGATCTACCAGGCGCTCGAGGACTGGGACCTCGTGAACAACTTCCACTTCATCGTGCCGACCTACGAGGAGATGAAGCATCAGATCCTCGGGACGCCCCGGCCGCCGCTCTGGGGACCGGACCCGCGTGTCTCGCCCCGGTACAACCACTTCCGTCTGCCCAAGGTGTTCGAGGTGGGCACGATTGCGACCACCGCCGAGGTGTCGCTGGACGCGACGCACCGCGCGATGCGCGACGAGCCCTGGGGCGCGCTGTACGCACGTCGGCTTCTCCAGGCCGCCGGCACGATCTACAGCTTCAACCCGATCCCGAGCGCGCTGTTGCCGACGATCGAGTGGGGCTTTGACTTCAATTTCTTCACCGGGCGCCAGATCCAGGGGAGCCTGGTCCGCTACGAGCCCTGGGCGCGCTACCACGACTGGACGAGCCCGACACTCAAAAAGGTGGGCGAGGCGACACGCGGGCTGCCCGTGCAGCTGAACCCGGCCGTCATGCAGCACTTGATCCGGGGACACCTGGGCTACTGGGGCGGCTACGGCCTCAACCTCTCGGATCGAGTCTTCTTCGACGACCTGCCGGAGTGGTCCTGGGCGCAGGCGCCGGGCATCCGCCGCATCTACCAGCAGCCCACCAAGCGCTCGCGCCAGATGAACGAGCTGAGCGAGTCGGTGCAGGCACTCGACGAGTTCCGCGCCACGTTCCTGAAGATGAGGGCCGAGGGCCGGCTGGGCCTGGCCGCCGAGATGGCCGCGCAGCCGGAGGCGCGCATGTTCGAGCTGCTGAAGGGTCCGAAGCAGGTCATGGAGTACCTCCGGCAGCTGCGGCACCAGGTCAATCTCAACTCGGAGATCGAGGAGCTGCACAAGCTCGCCGAGCACATCAAAGACAACGTGCCGGGGGGCACGGAGATCGTGGCTACAGCGCGGCGCACGGGGGCCTGGAACTCGGTGCCGAAGCTCAAGCGGCTACTCTTGGCCCAGGTCAGGCGCACCCAGAAGGACATCGCCGGGCCGTTGGCCGAGCAGCTGGCAAGGGAGAAGGCAAAGTGAAACGACTACTGATGATCCTCGCGCTGCTGATCGCGGCGCCGGCCTGGGCGCAGACCGCGCCGGGATCGGACTCCACCGCCGGAACTGCCTGGTATCGCTCGTCCGATCTGACGAACGGTTCGGGCTGCGGCAATACGCTGGACGGCGGGAAGACCTGCTACTTCCGGTTTGCGACCGACGCGCTCCACTCGCGACCACTTGAGCTCAAGGGCCACTATGGGCACTCGGTCTGCTACGTCGAGCTGGATGTGGATGGTCTGGGCGCGGGCACCGTGGATCTCTGGTTCTGCAACGAGGACCGCGCTACCTGCGATCGTCACGGGTCCGTCCTTATCGCGTCACTCACGGGCGACTACACCGTGACCCCGAACAAGGCGTGTGCCTGGTCGGTCCCGGCCGGCCTCATCTGGGCCGAGCCGGTGGTCAGTCCGGCCACGCCGTCGAACGTCTTCGTGAGGGCCAACTGATGCGCCCGCTGCGCCCGCATCTCCTATTCCCGGCCCTCCTGGCGCTGGGCTCGTTGTGGCTTGGGTTCGCCCTGGTCGGGCCGTGGATCACGGCCGAGGCCACGGTCGTACAGGGCTTCAACGCGCCGTCCCGTGGGTTGGATCGCGTGGAGCGACTCCGCTGGGTGATAAACCAGGTCAACGCCAACGTGCTCTGGTGTCTCAATAACGGTGCCTTCGGGGTGGCGTCGGGGCTTTGCCCAACCGATCTCGACGATGAGGCGACCGGCTCCGACCCGGTGCTTGTGCTCCAGCCAATCGACCGGGGCGGCACGCTGATGCAGCAAGGTTGTGCCGTCTACGACATCACGGGCGTTGCCATCGGCGAGGACATCGAGATTGCGGTTCGGGAGTACCCCCCGCTCGCTGTTGGTGGCTTCACTCTCATGTCGCCACGGGTCAGGATCGACGACACGACCGTGCTCGGGAAGGTATGCGCTTCGGTGGCGGCACCCTCAACGCTTGCCGACTGCGCCAGCGGAATCGGTATTCCGTTCTTGACCACTACCAGTTCGATTGGGCTGTCTGTCGAGTTCGACACAGCCGATACCAACGGGCAGTTTGTCTACAACTGCTGGGTGGATGTGGCGTACTGACTAACCTGGGGGGGGATGACGTGAACGGAGCTTGGCTACAACGGGTCATTGTCGCGGTAGCGGCGGCGGCCCTGCTCGCTGGCGCTGGTGCGCTCGTGAGCACGGGGCAGCAGGCGGAGAAGGTCGCCGAGCTGAAGCGCGACCAGGCCCAGCACGAGGCCAGCGGCGGACACCCGGAGGTGCGCGAGAAGATCGCGAGGATCGAGGCCAAGGTGGACGCCAACGGAAAGGTCATCGACAAGAACGGGGACAAGCTCGACCGGATCCTCGACCGGCTGCCGTGATCCCTCTGCGGCTCAAGTCGGGTGTCCGGGTCCGAGTCCTGACGCCGCAGATCGTCCTGGCGATCGGGATTGCGCTGCCGCTGTGGGAGGAGCACGGCGCCCCCGAGCTGGTCATCACGTCTTGCAACGAGGGCAAGCACCGCCGGAACAGCGAGCACTGGATGGGCTACGCGGTGGACCTGCGGACGAACACGCTTTACAAGGCGAACCCGGACATAGCGTCCACACACAAGCGCTCGGTGTTCTTGCTCGGATTGCTCGACACCTTCCGGCTACGGCTGGGCTATCCGAAATCGGTGGACTACCAGGTGATGCTGGAGCACGTCGGCAAGAGTCAGGAGCACGCACACCTCGAGTTTGATCCGCAGGGGTCGGCGTGACCTGGCAGCTACACTTCAACCCATCGAGCCCTGGAGCCCTGAGCGCCGTGTCCGTCTACACTTCGCCGGCGCTGGCCGCCTACTACGAGGAGCACCCAGACCATGCCCGAGGAAGTGAGTACGAAGCCCTGGTGGACATCGTGGACCCTGTGGTTCAACGGCCTGCTCGTTCTGGCCGGCGCGGCGCTAGAAGTCCTTGGGGACCTGCCCCCCGAAGCGGCCGGAAGCGGCTGGATCGTGACAGTGACCGGCGTTCTCAACGGACTCTTGCGTTTCAAGACAAGTAGCCCCGTCGGGAAGTGAGATGGGCGCGCTCATCGGAGAGATCGCGGGCTACGTCATCGCGATTGCCGGCGCTGCGGCGCTGGCCGGTGTCGCGCGCTGGTGGGCCGTCTCGCGCAAGCAGAACCAGACGCGCGACCAGCTGCGCATCGCTGCTGATCCTCTTCCCCCTGATGCTGCTCGCGACGAGCTGCGTGACCGAGAGCGGTCCAGCTAACCGCTGCCCACCGTTCCCCGATCCCGAGGCCGGCGTGATCGACGCGATCCCGGGCGACCAGGGCGGCCCGATCGACCGCTGGATGGTGGCGCTGGCGAAGCTCGCCAAGCAGCTCGACGCCTGCGACTAGCGCGGCTGGTCCACGGGCGGCACGATCGCCGCCATCAGCTCCCGGTAGTCGAACTTGTCGGCGAGCGCGTCCAGGATGTAGAGCTGCGGCCCCCCGAACTTTTGCAGCCGGTCATCGTAGACGTAGGCGATCTTCTGGATCGAGAGCCTGTTCAGGACGTAGGCCAGGCCCTTCAAGGTGAGCCGCCAGAACCCGCTCGTCTTCTTGTGCGGCTCGTCGTCTTCACCCTTGATCCTCGGTTCGATCAAGCCCCAGTGCTTCGGGATCGAGTAATCGACGCCGCTCTTTGCCGCGTTCAGCTTGACGCCCACCTCAGTCCAGTGAACCCAGCCGCCCTCGCGCGTGAGGCCGAGCTGGTAGAAGCCGATCAGCCAGCGCGCGATCCCGGCGCTGACCCGTCGCGGGTAGATCTTCACGTTCTGCCGGCAGCACGGGCACGGCACCTTGCCGCCCCCCTTCACTTGCTCGCGCGTCCAGTCGCGTGTCGCCTTGAGGGTCCAGTCGTCGGTCGGGGGTCCGGTCATTTCACCACCTTTAGGTCGGCCTTCTGGTTGATCTTCGCGACCTGGATCAACGCCCCGGGCTCGCGTAGCCACGTCTTCGATGCGAACACGCCGCAGATCTGTTTGTCGTCGGCGTAGAGGACGCCCTGGAGCGCATCGCCGACGGCGCGCAGCAGCTTGTCCAGATCGGGCGTCACGGTCGGGTAGTTGCGGTCGGGCTTCTGCGGCGTCTTCAGCCGGAAGTGGACCTTGAGGAGCAGCGGCTCGTCCGCCTGGTAGTACGGCCGGAGGCTGCGGCCGGGGAGGGCAATGAGCGCCTGCACGGCGGACCAGCCGACCAGCTCGCGCCATGTCTTGAGCCGCGCGCCTGCCTGCTCGACGGGCCACGCCTTCGCGCGGTGGGTGAGGATCCCGCCGGCCTCCTCGACGACCACCTTGGCGCGGGCGACCTTGGATCCCTGGGGCACGGGGCGGCCCCTCACCTCGAACGTGATGGCCCTCACGGTCGCGGGCACTTAGCTTCGCCCCACGTCCAGGACTCTGGCTCTTAGAGGTGAAACCTTAGAAGAAGTAGTAGTAGGCACCGACAGACCGACAAAACTCACCTAACCCCCCGTCCGAAAAGGGTTCGCCCTGACAAAACTCCGACAGAACTCAGCCCGCTACGAAGGAGGGCTCTCCGCCCGGCTTGCCGTAGTCCAGCCAGTCCTGCGCGGCGTAGTAGAGAGACTGAAGGGCGACCTGCTGCTGGCTCAGGAGCGCCTCCATGCGCCCGATCCACTCGTCCTCAGTGAGCGCCAGAGACGCCCGCTGGAGGTTGGCTAGCTCGAGTTCCAGCTCGTTCTGGCGCAGGTCGCCGGAGGTGTCGTGCGTGAGGAGGGTCCACGCCAGGCGCCGCTGGCACGGCGCGCAGAGGTTCATGTAGAAGCCCGGAACGACCTCGTGGCGCTCGGCCAGGAACAGGTTGATGGCCTCGCCGGCCGCTCGCCCGGTCGCGCACTTCTCGCAGTCCATCATCGCGTCGCCCGCAGAGCCTTCTCGGTCCAGAGGAGGGCCTGCTCGATGGCCGTGATCGCCAGCGACTTCAGCCGGCCGTCGGGGACAACACGGTTGATGCCGGTCGCGAACTTCAGGGCCAGGTCTTGAATCTCCTGGGCGCGCTGGTCGGAGTTGCTCTCGTCGATCAGTCTGGAGTGCAGGTCGTCCATCATGTCCGGTCCCTCTCGGTGATGGCGAGATCGAGCCGGCGCTCGCGGGGGAGTCGCAGCTTGACCGCCAGGTTGTGTGCCCAGGATTCGATCACGCGCAGGGTGGAGCCCATCGGCTCGGAGCCGTTCTCGATCCCGGAGAGCGTGGTCTGGGGGATGCCCGTGGCCCGTTCCACGTCCTTCTGGGTCATCTGACGGGCCTCTCGAAACGCGCGGAGATTCAATCCCATCGCCCGACTATAGCGTTGCGCCGCTAGCGGTCAGCCGCTAAGCCTTCGGGGTCGTGCGGAGAGGGGGCTCGACGGGTGGGCGCAGGTCAGTCTCCGTTCCCACTGGGCTGGCCTGAACCTCCCAGGGTTCACCCCCCGGCCCTCTCCGCGCGGCATCAACTACCTGGGGGGGATTCCATGAAGACCAAGATCGAAAAGAGCCACAGGGAATCGAGAACGATTCGACTGAACCAGGAGCGCATCCTCGACGGGCCGATCCGCGCGCTCACGACGGACGTGACCGAGCTGGTCCACGCGGCCCGGGACATGATTACCGCCTACGCAAAGCGCTCGTCGGTGCCGCGCGAGATCACGGCGTTGCAGTCGGCCGTCGAACCCTTCAAGCACCTCGACTGATGGCGCGCGACTACGCCGTTGTGTTGCGCGTCGAAAACCTCGACGTGTACGAGCTGATCGGGGACAAGGGCTACGGCCGCGTGCCCGAGAAGGTCCGCCAGGTCTTGACCCTGAGGCGGTCGATGTTGGAGGACGAGGACGAGATGGCCCGGCAGCTGGCCGGGATGTACGGAACGGAGGAGGACCACCTCGCGGTCGCCGTGGCGATTCTGTCGGCGCTGGTCCGCGCGGTGAAGCCGCAGCCCGGCGTGGGCGAGCGGCTGGACATCGGCCGGGGCCGGAGGCCGTGGTATCAGAAGCGCTGGACCGGCTGGGGCAAGGGGTAGGCGTGTGAGCGAGGGGCGGCGACGCGGATCTTGTGGACTGAACGACCGTAGGATCGTCCTGGGATTCACCCAGGCGCTCGCGGGTCGCCCCTCGTGACCTACCAAGACGAAGCGGCGGCGATCGTGCTGGTGATGCACCTCGTCCGCGTCTGGACCGAGTTCACCGACAAGCCGCTCGACGACGGGCGCTTCCTTGCCTTCGTCGATGCCACGGGCCAGACGGTCGATCCTGAGTTCAGCGGCGCCAACACTGTTGAGTCGGTGCTCAACACGATCAAGGACACGAGCGGGCGGTTCGCGTCGTGAACATCGACAAAGAGTTCCCGCACAAGTTCCTGCGCGCGAGCGACCTGGCGGGCGCCGGGACGCAGCGCGTCTTCATCGAGCGCGTGTCACGCGAGGAGATGTTCCACCGCCAGACGAACCAGCAGCGCTACAGGCCGGTCCTCCGCTTCATCGACAAGCAGATGGCCCTGGTCCTGAACGTGACGAACGCGATGACCATTCGGGACTGCTACGGCCCCGAGACGGACGACTGGGTGATGAAGCCGCTGGACCTGCACGTCGAGCGGATGCACAACGGCGAGAACGGGATCGTGGTCACGGTCCCGTTGCCCGCACCAGAGAGGGACGATGGAAACCAAGAACGAGAAGATCCAGAAGCAGATCGACCAGATGAAGCTGGCCCAGAAGAGTCACGCCGAGGGCCTGAGCGCGACGATGGTGGAGGTCAGGACGAGGCTGGCGACGGCTCCGAAGGTGATGACTGACGACGGCCAGGAGGCGCTCGACGTGTCGCAGATGGCGCCGGCCGAGCAGCTGCTCCTCTCGCTCGCCCAGCTGCGCTCAGCGGTGGACGTGCTGGGGATCGCCCAGTGTGGCTCCACGCTCGCGTTGCTGGAAGCCCAGCTCGAGCCCGAGATGGTCCTCCACTGATGGCCCTCCAGGTATGCGAGGCGTGCGGCTGCCGGTTCGAGTTCATCAAAGGCCCGGCCGGCAAGCCGATCCCGGTCCAGAAGGTCCGCACCGTCTACAAGCTGCTGGAGCTGAAGGAGGAGAACGGCCGGCTGGTGAAGGCCGAGATCGCGGGCGTTGAGGGGGATGGGCTCTACGTCTCGCACTTCGAGACTTGCAGCCACCCGGGCCAATTCTCCAGGCGTCGGCCGTGAACTGCGTCCGGTGCCCCGCCACGGCCGTCGTCACCCGCGACGGCGTTCACTGGTGCCGCCCGTGCTCGGAGGGCATCACGGCCGCCGAGCGCCAGCTCCTCCGCTGCGAGGTGGAGGGCTGCCGCAAGGGCGCGGAGCACACCTGCGACCAGCCGCTCCGGGACTTCCGCCGCGAGCCCAGGGCGTGCCTCCGCTACGTCTGCGAAGAGCACGCGCAGCCCTTCGGCCCCGCTCGCGACGACTTGCACCTCTGCCCGGAGCACACCGACTTCGCCCAGGACGGCGCGTCGGTCGCCGGGGGGTTCCTCCAGCCCAACCGGGCCAGCCGGATCCGCGCGTGGCTGCGCCGCAAGAGGGACCGGTAGGCCCCCTACCCGCCGCTGGTAGTGGGAGTCCCATTACCAGGGGGATGGTTAATTGCTCTCCGGCTAGCCACTTTTGGGTAGGATTAACCATCCCCGAGTGGGTAGTCTCTGGAGGAGATGACCCACCAAGGTGGCCGGCCGACCAAGCAGAACGCCAAGATCGAGGACGAGATCTGCCTGAGGATCGCTCTGGGCGGCCCTGGCTCGTCCCTGAAGCGCATCTGTGACGAGGACGAGGCATTCCCCGCCCGGGAGACGGTTCTACGCTGGCTGGCGCGCGATGGGGCTCCCGCGAAGAGGTTTCGTCACAAGTACGCGCGGGCGCGAGAGGCCCAGGCCGACTCTCACCTCGACGACCTCATTGAGCTGGCGGACGAGCTGGTCTACGACCACGCCGAGCCGCGCCAGGACCCCGAGGCGGTGGCCGTGGCCCGGCTGCGCATCGACGCCCGGAAGTTCGCGTTGGTCAAGCTGTCGCCGAGGAAGTACGGTACGAGGGTGCAGGTGTCGGACGCGGACGGGGAGCCTCTGGTCCCGGCCAGCCGGCGCCAGGTGCTTGAGTTCGGCAACCCGGAGACGGAAGAGGCATTCCGTCGCCTGATCCACCGCCAGATCCAGGTCGAAGGAGGGACAGAATGAAGGGCTACGGAAGCCACGGGAAGGGTCACGGCAAGAGTCACCGCCGGATGTCCAAGGACATGGGCGTGGCAGACGAGGCGCGGCCGGATCGCATCGGCTCATCCTCGGTCGCCAGCGGCTCCAACAGCCGGCACTGGCAATATCCCGCAAAGGAGCCCAGCGTCCCGTCAGGCGGAGGCGGCGGTCAGTCTCGGCATAGCCGCTGACAGAAATGCCGCCGCCTCCTGGACCGGGAGATCCGCCGACGAACGAGCCGCGCGAACGGCTCCAAGCCCTGCTCCGGGGCCGGAGTGACGCTCGCGAGCCCATCAACAACCAGACGGTCGAGGAGCTGCTGGCCGTCGAGCTATCGACGAACCGGATGGGCACCACGCGCGTCCTGGCCGAGATGTTCGTCGAGCTTCAGCGCCACGATGAGGCGCAGACCGCCGCCGTGGCCGATCTTGAGCTGCGCGTCACCGCGCTGGAAAGAGCTGCCCGACCATGAAACAACTCCTCACCACAGTCGCGCTCCTGCTCCTCGTGGCAGGTACGGCGGCTGCGAACCATCTGGTATCACAGGACACCTGCGACCCGGAGTGCGACACCCACTCGATGGAGTGGCGAGAGCTTGAGTCGCAGCCTTGGGCCGCAGTTGCCGGTCCGACAGCAGTAGGCGATGTAACCGACCCCCGAGATCAGAGCACCATCCGAGGCGTGGCCTGGACGACACAGCCGGACTTCGGATTCTACCGAGCCTTCGCGACCCGCGACGCGACGAGATCGCTGTACTCAAACCTCGTCAAGCTCGGCACGATGCCGACTGCACCGCTTCTGATCTCGGTCAAGGTCACGGTCGAAGTGGAAATCCAACCATGAAGTCTCACCATCAAGGAGGACCGCCTTGAGTGACCACAACGCCGAGATCGCCGAGAAGATCGGCAAGGACTTCCAGCGAGCGCTGCTGGAGGAGCTGCCCGACCTGGCCGCCGCCTGCGTGGGGGGCGCCAGCTCCTCGTTCAGCGCCACGCTCCAGATCGACAAGAGCAAGGACGGGTTTCGCGCGACCCTCAAGACCAGGGTTCGGCTCCCCGATCCCGAGGCGCTGACCTACGACCTGCGGCTGGACGACGACCAGCTCAAGCTGGACCTCGGCTGATCTCCCGTGTCTGTCCGACCGCCGTGGGAGCAGTACGAGTGCCCAGGGTGCGGCAATCGCGTCACCGAGTCGGAGCGCCGCAAGGCGCCCTACGACTACTACTGCGTGGAGTGTGGCGAACATCGCCTCGCTAACTTTCAGCTCGTGAAGGACCGCACGGCTGGAACTGGAATCCGAGCCGGTCCTGATGAGCGCCGCAGCCCCTGATCTCGAGGCCACCGCCGAAGCCAGCAGCCGATCAGTCCGGCTGATGCAGCTCGGGCTGCGCGTTGACGGCGTGCAGTTCGACCTGGCCCGCTACGCGCACCTGCTCGCGATCATCGACGACGACCACCCGAAAACGGTGGTCATCAAGGGCGCGCAGCTGGGCTTCACCGTCGCCTACATCCTCAAGGCGATCGACCGCGCGAAGAAGGGCCACCGGGGAATGCTCTACATGTTCCCGACCGATCGGGACGTGGGCGACTTCTCCAAGGCCCGGTTCAAGCGCATCCTCGCGGAGAACCCGCCGCTCTCCGCCCTGGTCCGCGACACCGACGCGACCAACATCAAGAAGATCGGCGAGACGTTCGGCTACTTCACGGGGGCCAGGTCGATCACGGGGCTCAAGTCCAGGCCGATCGACGACCTCTACAAAGACGAGCGCGACGACATGGACGACGCGATGGTGGAGCTGGCCGACCACCGCCTCGACGCCAGCGACGACCCGCACAACACGGAGCTGGGCACGCCCACCGTCCCCGACTACGGCGTGGACCTGAGCTACAGCCAGAGCGACCAGCGGATGTGGCATCTGAAGTGCCGCAAGTGCAACGGCTGGACGTGCAAGGAGCTGAACTGGCCCGACTGCCTCGCGGTCCAGGACGACGGCCACGCCTTCTATGTCTGCTCCAAGTGCAAGGAGGAGCTTGAGCCGGTCTATGGCGAGTGGGTGCCGGCCCACCCCGAGCGCTGCACGGAGACGACGCGCGACGCGAAGGGCCGCGTCCTCGAGCTGGGCACCGGGACTCGCGGCTGGTGGGTGAACCAGCTCAACAGCCCGAGCAAGCTGCGGACGCCCACCGTGATCGCGGACGAGTACGACCTGGCGACCCGCAAGGGGAAGCTCCGAGAGTTCTTCAACTCAGTGCTCGGCACGGCCTACGCGGAGGTCGAGGCGCAGCTGACGGACCAGCTGCTCCGCTCCTGCTGCGGCAAGGACCCACGCCAGAACAAGAGCGAAGGGCCGTGTGCGATGGGCGTCGACGTCGGCATGCGGGACTTCCACTTTGAGATCCGCGAGCGCGTCACGGACGAGTTCTCCACGGTCGTGAACTGGGGCGTGCGGCACAGCTTCGACGAGATCGCGGACCTGATGAGCAGCTTCAACGTCCAGATCTGCGTCATGGACGAGATGGCCGAGAGCCGCAGCGTCGCCACGTTCAAGGCCAAACACCGCGAGGTCTACGGCTGCTGGTACTCGGACCCGCACCACGGGCCGCACAAGTGGCAGATCCCGGACCAGAAGGTGACGGTCAACCGCACCGAGAGCCTGGACGAGAGCCACATGGACATCGTGGACCGCAAGGTCGAGTTTCCGCGTGAGGACGAACTGTTCCGCGAGGTGGTGGCGCCGCAGATGAAGAACCTTTCGAGGGTCTACAAGCGGCGAGACGACCAGCTCGGCATCGGCCAGTACCGCACGGGCCAGCGCACGCCGGTCTGGGTGATCCTCGGCGGGGTCAAGAACGACCACCTGCGGCACGCCGACAACTACGCCCGGATCGCTCTGGGCCGGGTGGCCCTGGTCGAGCGGGTGCGGCGCGCGTCAAAACGTGAGCGATACTCGCGACCTGGCAAGCGCCGGCGTGGCTGGCAGGCCGGCTGACCCTGGGGGGGGTGAGAGATGGGGACGAAAGAATCCGACGCGGGACCGCAGCAGCTCGAGGCGGCCCTTGGCGTCGCGCCGATCCCGACGTGGGTCCACGCGCTGCGGGACTTCAAGGCGAAGCTCCAGGGCGTTGTCGCCGTTCAGGCGACGGACTCGTACCTCTGGGCCGAGGCCACGGGCGCTGAGGTGCGGGTGGCGCTCCGCGAGCTGCACGCGCTCATAGAGGAGGACGAGGAGGCCCTGACCCAGATCCAACAGCTGAAGGCTTCGCAGCTCACAGCCCGCCTGAGGAAAGGCGAGGCGTCCGGTGTTTGAAGACATCGACGGCGAGGAGGAGCGGCGGCGTGAGGCCCGGTTCTTCTGGGAGCTGGCGATCGACCACTGGGAACAGCGGAACATCGAGCGCCATGTCACGCTCGGCTTCTATCACAACAGCAACGGCGTCGGCCAGTGGGACGAGGCGGACCTCGACTTCCTGGAGGAGCAAGGACGCCCGGCGCTCTCGTTCAACCTGACAAAGAAGAAGGTCAACGCCTACATCGGGATGCAGATGGACGCGATGCAGAAGCCCGTCGTCCGCGCCGTCGGAGGTGAGGACGCCTGGAAGGCCGAGGTCTGGAACAACATCCTGGACCGGCTGCGCAACGAGCTGGACATGGACACGCTCGACTGCGAGGTGGCCGAGCGCGGTCATGTGATCGGCGAGGGCTGTCTCAACCTGGACGTTGTGGCCGATCCCGACCGGCCGGCACACCTGAAGATCGAGGCGACGTTCGTGGATCCGCTCGAGGTCAAGTGGGATCCGAACAGTCAGAAGGCCAGCCGCAAGGACGCGCAGTACTTCTTCTGGGACAAGTGGCTGACCCGCTCGGACTTCAAGCTCAGCTACCCCGACCACGCGCACGAGCTGGACTACTTTATGAACTCGCTCACGGCGGACGAGAACTCTCCGCTGTACGACCCCGACTCCTACCGCTCCGAGCCCACCGGGCACCACCGCTTTGTCCGCGACGACTACGACATGGAGCGGCTCTCCCGCTACTACGACATCCGCAACGACAAAGTGCGCGTGATCCACATGGAGTTCATCACCGCCGTCGCCCGCAACTTCCTCGTCGGTCGCGGCCAGAACGGGGAGGAGATCAACGTCGAGATCAGCGACCAGGCGGCGCGCGTGATCCGAAGCAAGCGCGGCAAGGAGCAGTTCCCGGGGTTCGATGTGGTGGAGACGTGGAAGGACCAGGTTCACTGGTTCGAGTTCGTCCGCGACGTGACGCTGTTCGACGAGATCGCCCCGGTCCCCTTCGACGGCTGGTCCATCATTCCGTTCTCGCTGTTCGTGGATACCACCGACAAGACCTCCTACGGCTGGGTGCGCGACTTCATCGACCCGCAGCGCGAGGTCAATAAGAGCTACAGCCAGAGCCTCGATCACCTCATCACTCAGTCCAAGCCCGGGTGGATCGCCGAGAAGGGCGCGATCCCCGACGAGAATCAGTTCGAGGAGTCGATCAACACCGGCGGCTCCATCGCGATCGTGGAGAAGGGCGCGCTGACCGGCCAGCAGGTGCGCGAGCGCCAGCCGGCCGTCTTGCCAGCAGGCGCCTACACGCGGCACCAGGCCAGCGTCGAGCTGTTCGACCGGATCGGCGGCGTCGCGACTGACGTGGAGCAGACCGCCGCCGGCGCTCGCCAGGAGGCGGCCTACACCGTTCACATGCGCCACCAGAAGGCGCTGGTCGCGATGAAGCTGCCGTTTGCCCACTACGCGCAGTACCAGCTGGAGGTCACGCGCCGGCTCATGCAGATCGTCACGCGGACGATGCCCGACGAGCAGATCGAGCGGCTGCTCTCCAACGTCGAGAAGTTCAAGGTCCACCAGGGCACGGTCTGGATTCTCGAGCCGGCACCGCCACAGCCAGGAGCACCCGGCCAGGAGGGCGCGAGTGATCCGACCGGCCCCGGCCAGCAGAAGCAGATGGTCCCCGTCGGCCAGGTGCCGATCCGCGATCTCCGGGAGATGCAATACGACATCGAGCTCGACACAACGACGCACAACACAACGCTGCGACTGCTGGAGATGCAGGCCCTCGCCGAGCTGAAGAAGATGGGCGTCCCCGTGGACGACACCCTGATCGTGGAGAAGGCGACGACCAGCCGGCACGAGCGCGAGCGCCTGGTCGAGTTTGCGAAGGAGCGCGGCAAGGCGCAGGCCGCCGCCGAGAAGGCCCAGACCGACCAGCTCAACAGCCAGGTCGCGCAGGCGTTCAAGATCAGCGAGCAAGAGGTGGCCGAGAAGCGCCGGCACAACATCATCGACGAGGCAATCTCGGCGCTGAAGAACGAGCGCGACGCCGGCGCGAAGATCGCCGCGATCTGGGAGAAGTCGGACGAGGCCGAGAAGGCCCAGCTGTTCCAGATCCTCAACTTCATCAGTGACCAGCAGCTCGCCGAGCAGGCGCGCACGGCGTCACCGACGCAGGGGGCAACATGAGCAAGAAGGGCACGCGACGCGCAGCCGCACCCGATCACGATGGGCCGGCGAGTCTGGATCGACCTCCGCCGACGCCGACGACGACCGAGGACCGGGCGGACCAGTTCGAGGAGGTCAACGTCGAGCCGGGCGAGCGGGAGCCGCCGCCGGCCCCGCCCAGCTCGAGCATGGCCCGATCGCTCGACGACATCACCGGGCCGATGCCGAAGCCGCCGCCGGCCGAGGTCGAGCTGCCGTCAGACTTCACCGACGCGGACGTGAAGCGGTTCCAGGAGCTTTGCGGCGCGGTGGAGCACTTCCTCAAGCCGCTAGGTCCGAGCTGGGCGCGCACGATGGCGCTCCAGCACATCGTCGGCACTGAGAACTACGGGCTCATCGTCCTGGGTCGCGCCGTCAAGCCGACCACCAGGCCCGTGGGCCGCGAGTACCCCAACTGGCGAGGAGGTCGCTAAAGCATGGCCGCGCCCAACCGAGTCTCCGAAGAGGCGAATCTCTCCGACGATCAGCGGGGCTTTCTGACGCCCGACGATCTCGACGTGGACGATCCGGGCGACGGCCGCCCGGCTGCGCTGTCTGGGGATGGCCTGCCGGTGGGCACGCCCAAGCGCCAGACCCGCCGCGAGGATCTGCTGGACGAGGAGCGGCGCGAGCGGATCGACGACGACCGGGCCGAGGGCGACTTCGACAGCGACGTCGACGTGTCCGACGTACACGAGCGAGCACGCCAGCGCGGCCGGCGTGGCTCATCCGACACTGAGCAGGCGCTCACGGCCGAGATCACGAAGCTGCGCCGCAAGGGCCGCCAGCTCCAGGAGGATCGCCAGGGCGAGATGCGCGACGCGCAGGCACGGCGTCGAGCTGCTGGCGAGCCGGAGCCGGAGCCGCCCAAAGACGAGCGCGACCCGCTGCGCGTATCGTTCGACGACGACGACAAGCCGATCATTCCGCGCGCCGATCTCGACCAGGCCATCCGCGACGCCATCCCCAAGCCCGACCCGCGCCAGGTGGTCAACGACCAGATCAACACCCGCTACAACCAGCTGCGCGAGGAGCTGGTCGCGGAGGGACCGGAGAACGGGCCGGCGATCGAGCGGCTGGAGAAGGCGTACCGCTACCTCGACGAGATGGTGACGGTCGAGGTGATGGAGCACGGCCAGGGCCGGCAGATCAGCGGGCTCGATTCGATGATGGACTTCATCGAGGAGCGTGGGCTCGACAAGCGCTTCCACGAGTTCTTCCCCGACGTGCCCGACGTGGGCGCGCTGGTCGATGCCAGCTCGTCGATGTCGTCGCGCAAGCTCAAGCAGGTGTTTCACGACTACCAGGACTACCAGGCCGAGGGCGGGCGAGCGGACGCGCCCGATCCCTACGACGAGCCGGCAGACGATCCGCCCGCGCGCCGCTACGAGCGCCCGCAGCACAAGCCGCGCCCGCGTAGCATGGCGCGCAGGGGCTCCGGGGCTCGCCCATCGGTGGAGCAGGGCCGGGGTCGGATGAACGAGCTGCTGGACATGGACGACTTCGACCACACCAAGCAGACGATTGCCGAGCTGGATCGGCTGGTGGACTCCTACGGCGGCGACCGGGGCGGCCGGAACCGGCGCTACTGATGGGGGGCCAGAACCAGAGCCAGGGCGGCGGGTGGGGCTTCCACGATCCGACGCGGGGCCTGCTCTCGAACATCAGCGGCGGGCCGGGCACCTCGTCCCTGCCGCTCGGTGGTGGCGCCGTTGGTGCAAGCGCGATCCCGGGCGATCTCTCCCAGATTCAGCAGCTCATCTCGGGCCTCGGGGCACCTGGTCGATCGCCTGTTGGCGGCGGCGGCACCTCGCTCCCGGGTGGGGGTGCGGGCGGAGCTGCGGCGGGATCGCCGCTCTACCGCTCCGGTGGGCCTGCGATCTACTCCGGTGCTTCGCCGATCTCGGCCCCAGCCGCTCCAATCTCGGGCGGCGGTGGCGTGTTGCCGAATCTGCTCGCCGGGCCGACCAGCAGCGCGGCCGGCGGGGGCGGTGCGGCCGGCGCTGTGCCGGCGGGGGCGGACAAGCGAGTGGGGCCGCCGCCGATCACCCAGGGTCAAGGTCCGTTTGCTGGCCCCAAGCGAGTCGGCCCGCCGCCGGGGCCGGGAATGCCGCCGCCCCCGCCCACCGCGCGCGACTTGGGAGTGCGCCGCGAACCCGTGCCGCAGCCCTATGGGGGTGCCTACAGCCAGTGGGGGAACATCGACTGGATGGACCCGAACGCGGTGGATCCGCTGGGCAACCAGATCTTCGCGCCCCGGCCTGACGCGCCCTACGAGTTCCAGGCCCCGGACTTCGACATCGCCAAGTTCCTGACGAACGAGGACGACTACGCCCTCAACTTCCGGCCGCCCACGCTGAACTGGGCCGATCGGCTCCACGCGCCGGCCGGGGGCGTGGGAGATCGGGACTATCAGGGGGATCTGAGGCCGGCGGGCGTTGAGGGCGAAAGCAACGTCTACTTCAACCCGGGTTCTGGTCCAGTCTCCCGGCAAGTGGACGCCGGCTTCCACAACGTCAGGGACGACGGCTACCACATGCAGGGCGTCCCGGTCCCCCAGTTTGGACCTCTGGGCGAAGCGGCCCCGCCGACGGGCCTGGAGTGGTGGAGCTATCCCGAGATCTACAACCCCGAGCACCTACGCCCCGACCTGCCGGGCGCCGAGGGCCAGCTCCCGGCCGGCTACTTCGACATCAACCTGCCCAACGACCAGCTGGGCGTGCTCTCCCAGACGCGGATCGACGATTCAGTAGACGCGCTGCTCAACAAGTATCAGGGGGAGTATGGGTTCGACATCGCGATCCCCAACAACCCCCCCGACAACCCCTTCGAAGTGGAGTACGCCAACTTGCCGGGCGAGCACTCCTCCGGGATCAGGCCCTTCTTCCAGGGCTTCGGGACGCTCGACGAGGCCACCCCGTTCCAGCCGGCCTACCGCTTCAGGCAGCCCCAGGCGCCCGTCACCGGCGGCGTGCGGGAGCGGTTTGCTGGCGCGGACGACCGCAGCCTGACTGAGCTGGCGATGAGGGTGCTGAACCCGTAGCTTTCCCCTGAGTGGCCGCCCCGGAGCCCAGAATCCCGGGAGGGTCTTCGGACCTGGGAGCATTCGAGAGGTTCTCCCGCCTCTGCCGCCCGCGAGTCGATCGCGGAGGGTGCCGATAGGCGCCAGGGCGTTGAATGCGCGTCGTCCCGCGCGAGTACCGCGAGGGACTCGACCGTGGCGGCCACCGAATTTGGCACCAACGACGCTCAGACCGTAAAGCTCTGGTCCACCAAGACCGCCTACGAGGCGATCGGCCAGACCTGGATGCGGAAGCTGATGGGGACGAGCGAAGACTCGATCCTCTACATGGCCCGCGATCTCGAGAAGCACGCCGGCGACACCATCCGCTACGACCTGCTGCGCCTGATGACCGGCGCCGGCGTGGACGGGGACACCCGGCTCAAGGGATTCGAGGAGGCCCTGGTCTACGAGCAGGACACCATCTCGATCAACCAGAAGCGCCAGGCCCATCTGTTCAAGGGAATGAGCCAGCAGCGCACGGTTCACGACTTGCGCCAGGACGGCAAGCGCAACCTCGCCAAGTGGTACGCGGAAAAATACGACAAGTACATGCTCGCGTACCTGTGCGGGACTGCGGGCGATGCCCCGGGCAACGTCTCGCTCGAACTCCCCTTCGCCGGCAACGCGATCGTCGCGCCCGACGCCGCTCACGAGCACGTCACGGGGGCCACGTTCGAGCTGGACGACATCGACATCCTGGTCGAGATCGCCCAGATGGCGACGCCTCGGATTCAGCCGGCGATGGTGGACGGCCAGCCCAAGTACGTCCTCATCATCCACCCGTTCACCGCGACAGAGATGCGGACGGCCACGGGTGCGGACAACTGGCGCGAGATCACGGCACTGGCTCGTGAGCGCAGCGCCAGCAACCCGCTCTACACCGGCGCGCTCGGGGAGTACGCGGGAGTCATCATCCACGTCTCCGAGTACATCCCCCGGCAGATCAGCTCGCCGCTGACCTACAACATCTTCCTCGGGGCGCAGGCCGGCTGCATCGCATTCGGGAACGCCTGGAAGCGGCGGCAGCGCGGGCTCGGCAAGGGTTCCTACTTCAGCTGGCACGAGGACGTGGACGACTACGGGAACGAGGAAGGGATCGGTGTCGCGTCGATCTTCGGGATCAAGAAGACGGTCTACAACTCCGTGGACTACGCGACGATCCGCTACGTCACCACCGACGACTCGCACGCGCTCCCGTAGAACGGGGCTGGCGACGACACAAGGGGAAAGCTGAAGATGTCCACCCTAACAGGCGCTTCTCTCAACGAGCACATCGTTCGCAAGCCGCTGTCGCTGATCTACGGCCGTCTAACGCAAGTGACGTTGACGGTGCTCACCACCACCCACGGGTTCCTCGGAACTTCGGCCAAGCCGGCGCTCAAGTCGGTAACGCAGATCTGCGACGCCTGGTCGATCAACGTCCAGTCCGTCACAACGAACGGCACGGCGGTCGCCACGATGACGTTGCAGAACGAGGACTCGATCATCCTCTCTGTCGATGTCGAGGCGGTCGTATCGACCACGCTGACGAGGACCGCTGTGGTCCTGGGCACGGCGCGCGTCGACGAGACGATCGGCACGGTGGCCGGGGACGATCAGTGGCTGCGGCTCGTGCTGGTCGCCACGGGCACGGCAACGGTCCCGAACATCTCGGACTGGTTCGTGATGATGTTGCGGGTCAGCGAGCCC